CCCGAGTGACGACCCTAGGGAAGTCATGGCCTGGCAGTCCATTAAAAAGGGTTTACCGCCGTCTTGCGTATGCATGACGGCTCCCTTAATGGCGAAGCTTGTCGAGGGTTTCGCGCGCCCCAAGCGCGATCTCCCCGCCGGTTACCTGCGATTCGTTCAACAACAGACCCTTCGTCTCTTCCCTAAGGGATGGGACTTAGGCTACGAAGAACAGGTTCTGCTCACTTCTCCCCCCCTCTCTTCGACGATCGAGAATTCCCGTGCTAACGGCGGTTGCTTAGGTAGCGGAATTGACCACGATGCGTTTCTTAATGAAGCGCTGAGTGGTCCTTACCGCCCCGAACGCGAACGCCCAGAAGCAGAGCTTATTCTTGTCCAGTCCGCTGGCAAACCTCGTCCGTTGACGAAGTTTTCTGCCGACGAGTTACTCCTTCGACCGCTTCACAAGACGATTTATAATCATCTTAGCCGTAGTCGTTGGTTGGCTCGTGGGGACGTGACGGACGAGATGTTGCTCAAGGCCGGGTTCACCGATTCCGGGCACCTCACCTCCGGTGACTACGCTTCTGCGACCGACAATCTGTCGATCGAGGTTGCGGAGGTCATCGTGAGTGCCCTTATCTCCACTTCTAGTGTTGTGCCTCCGTCTGTGTGTCAGCAGGCGGTCCGGATTCTGAGGCCATGGTTGTTTTACATGGTCTCGGAGTCCCCCGGATCGCCGCCTACTGAGCGTGTAGACGTTGGCGAGCCTCGCATCGGTCAGATGATGGGCTCTTACCTTTCGTTCCCCCTGCTCTGCTTGCAGAACAGGATGGCATTCCTTTGGTCCGCAAGGACTTTTGGTTTGTCGTGGAGCGAAACGGTTCGAGTTCCTTGTCTGATCAACGGCGACGATATCCTTTTCCAGTCGGAGAAGGCTCTGTCGCAACATTGGATGGGGGTTGTCGGCGGGCTTGGTCTTGAGGTCGAGCGTACAAAGACTAGTGTCGATGACGTGTACGGTTCTTTGAACAGTACGTTGTTGCGTCGTGTCGGTGGCCACCTTCGGGTTGTGCCGACTCTTCGCTTCGGTCGTCTTCGTCAGTCGGAATACGTGACGTCTCTTGGTCGTGAGTTCGCACAGTTTCTTGCGGGCGTTTCCAGTAATACGCGCTTTCGAGCGGGTATGGTCTGGTTCCGGAGGAAGATTGGTTCTTTGAGGTCAACTAGATTGACTCTACATGAACTAGGCTTCCGAGGGACGCTAGCGTTGAGACTGGGCAAGCTCTTTAAGCTCGCTCTTT